AATTAAAAATTATTCAAGCAACCCATACAGCGGAATTAGCAATACGTTTTGGAAGAAAAGCCAAGCACGTTATTGATTCTCCGGAATATCAAGATGTTTTTGATACGACCCTGCAAGAAGATTCTAAGGCAGCGGGTCGCTGGGAAACATCTCAAGGAGGAGAATATTTTGCGGTAGGAGTAGGTGGTGCCATGACCGGACGGGGAGCCGATCTATTAATCATTGATGATCCCCACAAGGAAAAAGATTTATTAAGTAGAGATGCTTTTGAAAGAGCTTACGAGTGGTACACTTCTGGTCCAAGACAAAGACTTCAACCTGGAGGCCGGATCGTTTTAGTTATGACACGTTGGTCAACAAACGATCTAACGGGTCAACTGATGAAGTCTCAAGGAGAAGTTAAAGGAGATAAATGGGACCTGGTTGAATTTCCAGCTATCCTACCTAATGATAAACCGGTCTGGCCTGAGTATTGGAATAGAGACGAATTAGAAGCTGTAAAAACTTCTATCAGTATTGGAAAATGGAATGCCCAGTACATGCAAACTCCAACAGCTGAAGAAGGAGCCATTATTAAAAGAGAGTGGTGGAAAGATTGGAAACACGATAAACCTCCTAAATGTGATTTTATTATTCAGTCTTACGATACCGCTTATTTAAAAAAAGAAACGGCTGATTATTCAGCCATTACCACTTGGGGTGTTTTCACAGTAGAAGGCAAAGGTCAGAATGCAATTTTACTAGATGCCTTTAAAGGAAGGTACGAGTTCCCCGAACTTCGACGCCTGGCCCATAAAGAGTACTTAAACTGGAACCCAGATATAGTCTTGATCGAGGCCAAGGCATCAGGGATCCCGCTTATACATGAACTCAGACAAATGGATATTCCTGTTACGGACTTTACACCGTCCAGAGGAAATGATAAGCATGTAAGAATGAATTCAATTGCCCATCTTTTCGAACAGGGAAGAATTTGGGCGCCGTAACATAAACCCTTTGCGCAAGAGGTTATTGAGGAATGTGCGGCATTTCCCCATGGGGATTATGACGATTATGTGGATTCTATGACTCAGGCTATTATGCGTTTAAGAAAAGGATATTTCATAACGCACCCTGAAGATTATAAGGACGAACCAATTCAAAAGGTGGAGCAAACATATTATGGGTAAACGACAAGATTTTATTGATCTTTACAGAGCGGGCGGAGGTCGAAAAGACTTCATAGCTTTAGCCAATTCTCATGGAACTAAAGATCCTCTTGAAGCTTTAACCATATATGACATGTTGATGAGTGGAGCGCTGCCGAGTGAACTTAAACATGGTGGTATAGTAAGTACTGAAAACCAACCCCCGATCCCTGAAGCCATACCCTTGGTCAAACAATTTAGAAACGATGACCCAACAACTTATTTAACGGATGAAGATCAGATGAAAGGGATGCTTGTTGCAACTTTAGAAGAACAACCCGCAGCCGTTGATGAAGAGATTTTAGCAGAATCCCCAGCCGTTGACCAAGAGATTTTAAACTGGCAAATGGAAAAAAATAGTAATAGATGATCAACAAGACTTTAGTTAAAAACATGAAGCATGTAAAATGGAAAGAGATTCCTCCTTTAAGAGGACCCGACCCACAGGGCTTGAATGTCCCTTTAAAACAAGTTAAAAGTGTGTTAAAACCGGAGAAACTAAATGGCAGACAAAGATAATATTGATAAGGTTCTACCGAACGTAGATCAAGACGTTCCATTACCTGAAGAAGAAATCGTTGTAACGGATGAAGATAAACTATCGGAAGTAACCTCCGATGGTGCTGAAGTTATAATGGATGAAGAAGGTGGAGCGGAAATTAATTTTGATCCCCGAGCCGAGCAACCCGAGACCGAAGATCACTTTTCTAATTTAGCAGAACTATTGCCGGATGAGATATTAGATCCTATTGGTTCTGAATTACAAGAAAATTACATGCAGTATAAAACTTCCCGTAAAGAGTGGGAAGATACTTATATTAAAGGCTTGGATTTATTAGGATTCAAATACGTAAATCCAACACAACCCTTTCAAGGAGCTAGTGGTGCAACGCATCCCGTGCTCGCAGAATCGGTAACCCAGTTTCAAGCGCAAGCTTATAAAGAATTACTTCCCTCTATGGGTCCCGTACGGACGCAAGTGTTAGGAAGACCGAGTCGACAAAAAGAAGAACAGTCGATGAGAGTAAAAAATTTCATGAACTATCAACTCATGGACGTAATGAAAGAGTACGAACCCGAGTTCGATCAAATGCTTTTTTATTTACCCCTTGCAGGATCCGCTTTCAAAAAAGTTTATTACGATGAGCTTTTAGGCAGAGCGGTTTCTAAATTTGTGCAAGCGGATGATTTAATTGTCCCGTATACAGCTACCTCATTAGCTGATGCGGAGGCGGTTATTCATGTAATTAAAATGTCAGAAAATGATTTGAGAAAAAAACAAGTAGGAGAGTTTTATAGAGATATCGAAGTAAAACCTGGCTACGATCAAGAAAGCGAAGTTGAGAAAAAGGAAAGACAACTCGAAGGAGTTAAAAAAACAAAAGACGAAGATATCTTTACTATTCTAGAGTGTCACGTGAACTTGGACATTGAAGGTTTTGAAGATATGAAGGACGGCGAACCTACAGGAATTAAACTTCCTTATATCGTGACGATTGAAGAAGGATCACGACAAGTTTTATCAATCAGACGAAACTATAAACAAGAAGATTTATTAAAGAATAAAATACAATATTTTGTTCATTTCAGATTTTTACCTGGAATGGGTTTTTACGGTTTTGGTTTAATTCATATGATTGGCGGTTTATCAAGAACAGCAACCACTGCTCTACGTCAATTATTAGATGCAGGAACTTTAAGTAATCTCCCTTCCGGTTTTAAACAAAGAGGAATACGTGTAAGAGACGAGGCCCAAGCAATACAGCCCGGCGAATTTAGAGATGTCGACGCACCTGGTGGAAACATCAAGGATGCATTCATGACTCTACCTTTCAAAGAACCATCACAAACATTGTTACAGTTGATGGGGACCGTTGTCCAAGCAGGACAAAGATTTGCCGCCATCGCTGATATGCAGGTCGGAGACGGCAACCAACAGGCCGCTGTTGGAACGACCATCGCCCTCTTAGAACGTGGTTCCAGAGTCATGTCAGCGATTCACAAACGATTGTTTGTGGGGCTTAAACAAGAATTTAATTTGTTAGCTGGCGTGTTTAAAACTTATTTACCTCCCGAATATCCTTACGATGTAGTGGGGGCACAAAGAAATGTTAAAGTAACTGACTTTGATGACAAAGTAGATATCGTTCCCGTTGCGGATCCTAATATTTTTTCTCAATCTCAAAGAATTTCAATGGCACAAACAGAATTACAACTTGCGCAAGCAAATCCACAGATGCATAATATGTATGAAGCGTTTTATGCTATGTATAGTGCGATCGGAGTGAAAGAAATTGATAAAATTTTGCCTCCTCCACCGCAACCTACACCTTTAGATCCAGCGGTAGAGAATATTATGGCTTTATCCAGTAAACCTTTCCAAGCTTTTAAAGGTCAGAACCACCAAGCGCATATTACTTCGCATTTAAACTTTATTTCAACTAATTTAGCTAGAAATAATCCGATGATTATGGGTGCTTTGGAGAAAAACTGTTTTGAACACATTTCTATGATGGCTCAAGAGCAAATTGAAGTGGAATTTAGAGAAGAAATGATGCAGATGCAACAAATGCAACAACAAGCACAACAAAATCCTCAAATGCAGCAGAATCCCCAGTTTCAACAACAGATTATGCAAGTTTCGATGAAAGTTGAGGCTAGAAAAGCAACTTTAATTGCGGAATTGATGCAAGAATTTAAAGAAGAAGAAAATAAAATTATGGGTCAATTTGGAAACGACCCTATTGCTAAATTAAAAGCAAGAGAACTTGATTTAAGAGCTATGGATGATTCATCTAAGAGAGAACAGGCTCAAGAAAAGATTAATATGGATAAATCTAAACAATTAATGGGTCAATCCCAGTTTGATGAAAAATTAGAGCAGAATGAAGACTTAGCTGAATTAAGAGCAGAAACTTCTTTAACCAAACAGATGATGTCTCAAGACGCTAAGATGCAACAAGATAGAATGAAACAAAGAGACGTTAAGATCTTGAAAGGTCCAAGAAGATAGTATACTAATTTAACAGGAGAAAAATATGGCAAAAGAACCAAGTAGAAAAACATTACACACTAGCGGCACTGTGCTAGGAGCAGGCAAAGATGGATATCAAAAAGGCGGTATTACATTTAAACCACCTTTAGGTCAACCGACTAAAAATAAGGTACGGGGCCAAAAAGGAATGCTCGCTTCTAAGAGATCTGAAGTAAGTTGGTGGTAATATGTGGTTTGGTCTAGCGAAGATGGCTCTCAAGACTGGGAGTCATATTTATCAGAACAGACAGAAGACAAAAGCCGCTATGTCGGATGCAGCTTTGATGCACGCCGAGCGTATGGCGCGAGGTGAAGAATCTTACCAAGGAAAACTTTTAGAATCTCGAGATAACGATCTAAAGGACGAAATCGTTCTTGTCATTATTTCGGCGCCCATAATTGTGCTCGCCTGGGGAGTTTTTTCAGACGATCCG